TATTCTCACTCTAGCTTTCAGTCTATAATATCATCAAATAATTGTCTGATTTGTTTTTCATTCTGATAAGTTCAGTCTATATATTTCTTTACTTCATAGAAGAATTGTTTTACTTTCTCTACAAATGTTTTAGCAAGTCATTTAGTTCAGAATTTACCTGTTCTATAGTATTCTGAGAAGTTATCTGCTAGCCATTCTTCAGCTTGTTCAGCTCAGACTTTTAGATTCTTTTGTATTCACTCTAGTATCTTAGTTTTTCTAGCACCATCTACCATATCAAATGTTGCATGAAGTAGCTCATGTGGTACTGTAGATTCTTTTAAATCCTTAGCTAGAGTAATCATTCTATCTCAGTAAACTCCATATGCTTTCTGTCATTCTGGAGTGGAGATTCTATCTACTATGTTGGTTTTTATTCAGTATTGATCTGCTAGTTCCTTTACTGTTTTTCAGTTCTTAAAGTTCCTAGTATTTAGTCATTCAGCTGCACTAATTGATTTTTCATTAGCTCATGCTGTTCAGTATTTTTGGTATCTAATATCTGGATTATTTTTGTCAAATGTTCAGATATTATCAGTAGCACTCTTGATTTGGTTAGAATTAAATACAGCATATTGATTTGTGTTCTTCCAGTTCTCTTCAACATTCTTAAATATTACACCATCATATCAGTTTCTCTTTGCCCAAGAAGCAATTTGGTCTGTTGTTTTAGTTCATTTCCCTCACATTTCAGTGGGAGTTTTTATTTCATCCCATAATGCAAAGTGCCCATCAACAACTAAAGGATTGCTAATATTTAGATATGTCTTGTAAAGTTTAGGATTTAATACACTATCTTCATAGTATTTACTTTCTAAGTAAGGTTTCTTTTTTAGGTTGTCTAATGATTTTGCAACTCAAGCCTCTCCTGCATATGTTTCACTATCAGTAAACCAATTTATGCTCTTGTTGAATTTATTATGTGTAGCTAATTTGTCTGCTCAATGATATACTACCTTAGGAGTACCATCTTCATTTACTACCTTACTACCCTTAAACCACTTCTTAAATTCTGGAGTTTGTGTTTGGTCAGCTACCTGATATTTAGCAGTTTTAGAAGATGCTTGCTTCCCATTAAAACCCAAATCATCAGGTCAGGCTTGTCTCTCTATCCTATCAAATATCTCACTTGCTTCAAACTGATCTACATTATAATAATCCTGAATATCTTTTATAATTGCTTCTTTTTTCTTTAGCCAGTTTATATCTTGTGTCTTCTTCCAGTCTCTTCACTCAAATGTTTTTCAGATTTTATTGCCAGCGACTCTTCATACCCTCATTTCTTCTTGCTGTAATTGGTATATCCTTTTCTTAAATTCTGGTAATCTCTGATCTGATGATTCGCTGAGTATTTGTTCCTTTTCTAGTTCAAAGTCAGCCTTAGCCCTCTCCATCTCAGCCTTTTCTTCTAATTCTTTTACTACATCTGCTCTATATTTCTTTAGATCTTTTACTTCATCCTTAGCTCCAATAGTCTCCAAATCCTTTAGAGCTTTATCTATTACTGCTAGCTCTTTTCATTCTTCAGCACTTAATATATCAGATACTATTCTAGCAACTTCTCATTCCTTATTAAGTTTACCAGCTTTTAGCTTCTCGCTTATTTCGTTGAGAAAAGCCTTTTGTGCTTGTGTTATTTTTTGATTATTTGCAATTCTTTTTTGAATGTCAGCCATTTTACTTGCTCCATCTTTTGATGTCTCTGAAATTATTTTATCCCATTTACTGCTCTTAAGTTTATCTATCCATTTTGATACTAAGTATCATGCTCATGCTCCAAGTATTCCTCATGGGATACTTCCGATAGCACCTCATACTGCAGCTCATGCACTTGAAGTAATGGTCTGTTGTAATTTAGATGGTTTATAGTAGTTATCTATTAGCTTAGGAAGCATATTGATAGCCTTAACTTCTTCTTCTATTCATGGTAATACTTTCTCTAATCTATTTTTGAGTACTCTTCTGTTAGGTTCATCCAAATTCTTAATAATCTGGTTAATATTATCTCTTACAGCACCCATTTTAGATTTATCTTTGTATACTATTCAGTCTGTAACTTCCTGAATCAAACTTACTTGTTTATTGTATATATTATCTAGATCCTTTAATGGAGCTACTTGTTCATGAGCAGTCTCATTAGCAGCTTCTCTTATAGCTTTAATTACTTTATCTCATGGAGTATCTGCTACTTTTTTTCAGATATAATTCTTATTGTTAGGATTATAGTTTACCATATCAGAAGCAGTTTTTCTTAGCCTTAAGTACTCATCCATACTCATAGCTCAGTCAGTATTTTCTATCCAGTTATAGATTTTTTGTATATCTGAAGCCTCAGAAGATATAGAACTCTTACTAAAATCTAATTTACCATTTTCATTTACTGTTATTCCATATTCTTCTAATATCTCAGGTAATTTAGCTTTAGCAGAACTTAGATCTACAGTAAATCATGCTTCCCTTAATGGTTGATACATTGGTCAGGTCTCAGAAAGTTCATCCATTTGCTTAAGCATTACATCTTGTACTCTATCTGCTACATCTGTAATAAGTTGTTTAGATACTTCAGTAGATTTTTCTGGAAGTCAGTTAGCATCTATATAAGTTTTAGCCTTAGCCCATACTTCTTTTGAGAATGGATTACTTTGTATAGCTTGTTTAGTTTTCTGATCTAGTCATATAGCACTATCTAATGCTTCATTTAGTTTAAGATTTAGCTTTTTACTAGCTCATGGTATCTTTTTTACTGAATCTACTGTTGCAGATATAGCTTTAATAGGTAATTGAGTTTCTGCTCTCATTGCTATTGCATATGGATCATAGTATCCAGCAGTTTTTCATACTGTTCCTACTACATCTGAAGCCTTATCTAATGCTCTTGCAGTTGCTTTTAATCATGCCTTAGCACTTGCTTTAGCTCCACCTTTAGCAATTCATCTTAATGCTCCAGCTCATCACTCTATAATTGAAGCCACATCAGATACTACTCCAATAGGATCAGTAAATAGAGTATTTAATATCTCATCTCCCCCACCGTATCTCTCCTTAAAAAACTCTCAGACAGTATCTGCAGTATCATTAGCAGACATATACCAGTCTTTGAGCTTTCAGTCTTGCATATATTTTATATCTTCATCTATTCCAAATAGATTCATAGCACCTCATACTGCTGTTTTAGCAAGAGTTCATGCTGTATCTAGTGGATTTAATACCATGTTTCATACATCTGATAGTACATTAACTCCAGATTTTAATAGATTTTTTCAGAAAGTTCCAGCATTCTTCCAAAATCCAGCATTTTCATCGTATTGTTCTATCTCAAATCTCCCAAGTAAGTTATCGTTCCATTCTCCTCATTCATTACTAGCCATAGATGCTTTCAAAGATAGTGGTTGTTGTACTTCTTCAGGTTGTGCTAGCCCCATTTGATACAAAAACTCTTCATCTCCATGATCTAGATAGTCATTAAGCAAGTCTAGACTTACTCAGTTATCTTGAGCCATGCTCATAAGTCAGTTAATTACATCCTGAGTTCCAGCATTAGCATTAAGTCAATAAGCATTTTTAGCTAAGTCTGCTAGCTGTTCTAGTCTAGAATTGGACTGCATATAATTAGCTTGTCTAGTATCTTTTTGTCATAGACTCCTATAGTTCAACTCGTTCTCAGCAGCAAATCTATTATCTGCTATATTCTGATTTTGAAGCTGTTGTATAGCTTGTTGATATAGCTTCTGCTGTTCCTGTGGATTAGAAGTTAAGCTCTCTAGCCTTTTAATCTGATCATCAGACAGTCATGGAAATTTCTGTTGCTTAGTTGGTTTATTCAACTGCTGATTATTCCAACCTGTATTTCAGAAAGATGGTCAGAATCATGTTCAGAACATATTGTTAGTTGCCATATTTTATTATCCATTTAAAATAAAACTTATATTAGAGTTAGTAATATTTCATGGAGTATATAATCCTCAGAAATATTTTTCTCTTATATCTTGAGGTCAAGTTGCTACAGAAGATTCATAATTATAGTATTTAGCTAAATCTGTGAGTCATAAATCGTTATATATCCAGTCTGATACCTCATCTGTATATATAGAATAAGGCTTATATCATGTTGTCCTTTTAAATCATAGAGCTTCTGTCATATTTTTGTCTAATAGATCCTTTGCGAATGTTTTGAATAAATCTTTAGCTTGAGCATTAGACAAATTCCCATTAAATAATGCTAGTATGTTCTTTGTATCTTGTTCAGATGGACTAGATCATCATTTTAATGCACCAGCAATTTCTTCTGCTGCTACAGTCATATTAGCTGCCGTAGTTAGAGTAACTGCATCTCAAAATTGAGTCTTAATATTATTTATCCGTTGGTTTACTTTCTGTATATCTCAGTTATTCAAAGCACTATAGCTTTCTGCTAGATTCTTTAATATTGATACAGATGTTGCATTTCTTGATATGTCTCATTTTAGCACTTTATCATCCCATTCTTTTTCTGCATTTTTTACTAGAGAGAACTTTCTTTCTGAATATCCATATTCTCTTCATATAGCACTCGCAGCTGCCTTTATTCTGTTTGCACTTTGTCAGTTCACTGCTCATGATTTAGATAATGTTGCAGGATCAGACTGATAAGTTAATAAACTTACTACCATATCTTTTTCTGTATCTGTTAATTCATTCCATCATGAATATCCACTAAGATTATAAGTATTTCCTCACCACTCAAATACCTCTTTCTCTCCATTGCTTGTTGCACTAGGTGGTTGGCTTGGATCAAAGAATCACTTTAATGATGAGCTTCCCATCTTTACTGTTCTCTTAGTAATCTTTCATGGATTCTTAGTGTCATAGTTTGAATCTGTAACCTCAAAACTTCAGTCTGCATTTACTTTAGTAACTATTCCCACATGACCATGATTTATTCAGTCTGAGCTTAAATGTCAGTAATCAAATACTGCAATAGTTCATACTTTAGGTATATCTGAGTTTACACTATTTAGCTTAGTACTTAATTCATCATCGTAGTATCTATCCATACCTATCCATTCTAGATAGTCATTTACAAATTTTCAGCATTGTCATCCAGTTTTTCATTCTTGATTTTGTGGCTCTATTAAGAAAGTTCCTAAAGTATTATATCAGTAACTCATAGGAGCATTAGAGAATACTTTTTCATCTACTAAGTCATAAGGTTTAGCATTAGGAGTTGCTTCAGCATCTAAATCTTCTATGTATTGATAAGATATAGTTCAGTTAGGATTAGTTGTAATTATTACTGATTTTCAGTTAATAGTTCCCACAGTTTGTTGAGATAGCATTCCATAAGAGCTTGCTATTTTCTGCTTATATTCAGATTTTCATTGTAATGGTTCTATGAAGTTCTTAGTAAGAGCTTCTGCAACTGAGATTCAGTTTTTCTTAGCATAAGCAATAATGTCATCTACTGCTTGAGCTTGGCTTCTCTTAATTATATCTCAGTATTGTTGATAGTATGGATCTAGAGCATTCTTAAGATTAGCTTTTAATTGAGCTTCATCTTGTACACTTAAATCTGTAAGTTCTTGTTGTAATTGGTTCTGTAATTTAGCTGTTGCATATTGATTATATAAGTTCAAATCATTACTTTGAGCTTGATATAATAAGTTCATGTCGTTCTGTATCTGTTGAGTCTGTAATTGTAATTGAGCTTGTTGTTCTGGAGTTCTAAAACTTGCAGTACTCATAGCAAATCCTAGAGCTGTTAGTCTCTGATTCCATACTCTCTGCTCTTCCTGTGCTTGCATTTGTCTTACAGCTGCAGCTTGATTAGCTGTTGCCATCTTCTGACTATACAAGTTAGCATAATCTTGATACTGATATTGTAATCCTTGCAATGCTTCATTACATGGAGTCATTGCTTTTGCCATTCTTGCTGCTGCTAGAGCATCTGATACAGTTCATCCTACTGAGCTAGCATATCTATTAGCTATTGCTACCTTTTTATTATTCCAATACTCTATTTGAGCTACTGTATCGTTGGCTTTTTTCAGAGTTTCATAAGCTCATGTTTGCTCCATTGTTGCATTCCATATTCACTCTATATCTTTAGCTTGCTGTGGTTGGATTCCTAGACTATTCATCATGTCTTGAAGCTGTGTAGATATAGTCTGCAATAGTGGAGGAGTTATATCATTTACTAATCTCTTTTTGATTTCTTCTTCTTGTTTAGCTTGCCATTCTCTATATGCTGCCTCGTTGTATTCTTTGATATAATTAAGCTGGTCTGTTGTGATTTCAGCATTTTTGATTCAGTCATAGATAGAATTTCATGAAGTATAGTTAGATGCCTTGTCTATATCTTCCTTTCTTTTTCGGTAAGAGTCTAATACTTGTCTCTGTGCTTCTGATTCTCTACTATCGTACTCAAATACTTTATTGAAAGTATCTCTATCTTTGAACATTCGTGGAGAAGTAGCAAAATACTGATCTAGATTAGCTTTCATTTCGTTAAGTCTAGCTTCAGAATTTGCTTGATAGTCAGGTTTTCATGTTACTTGTGCTGTTCACTCCTTTACACTTATTTGTCATGATGGAGCATTAAATTTACTCTGATCTAATTCAGGACTTACTTGTGTATTGTATGTAGGAGTTGGAGTAGGAGTCGCTGTAGGAGTAGGAGTTGCAGGAGTTTCAGCTTGTGGTGTCTCTACCTTTTGCTGTTCCTTTTGATATTGTTGCATATAAGAGTTCCCTGTTTTATCTGCATCTCCATTTTGTTGTAGCATGTCATTGTATTTTTGCTTTTGGTTATCATCCATAGACTCATAGGTCTTTTTTCGTTGGTTATAATCCATTACCATTCTTTTATTGAGAAAAAATTAAAAAGCTCTCATACATTTGAGAGCATTATAGTCAGATTTTAATTTTTGGAGAATATTTTAGTATTTTTTCAGCTGTTCGTTGCAGTCGTTGATCTTCCCTCTCAGTTTTTCTGCTGTATAATGCAGTATTCCTTGAAAGTTCTTATCATTTACGAAGTGATAGAGTTTTCCTAGTAGCTCTATTATGTTATTGCATAGACTTTTTATCTCATTCAGCCTTTTTATCTCTTCTAGGTTATCCTCCTTTACTTTTGTATATACATAGAAATACTCTCAGTAGTTCGTTATCTCACTGAGTTTATGTTTTAGTCAGTATATGTTATACTCCCTACCAAAATAGCTATCCTTTACACTCCTTTGATTATCTACTTTCCTTACATCTACACTATGTCCATTCGTATTAGTTCAGAAATCTGTTCAGTCTATCATTCAGTCAGCTCTATCTTGATTATATTTTGAATTTGGAGAGTAGTTTCAGTCCAAAGTGTATAGTTTATCCATAATGTCTTCCATGTTCTCGTTATCGTATTTTGACACACGATAGAAAGCCATTTTTCCATACATTTTTACAAGTTTCTCGTTACTATTCCATCGGTCATTCACTAATTTTACTGCTTTTTGCACATACCATCATTGTCCCCTTACTCTTCATCTTGAATAGGAGAGTTCATCTATCTCTTTTATCTCTGATTCTGAAAAGTCATAGTTCCATAGATCAGCAGCCATTCCTATAGCAGCAAAAATAGTACATGATTTCGTACTCCATTTCCAACCTAGTTGGTTATATTGATAGATCTTCTCATCTTGTTTATATAGTTTAGGTAATAAGTCTGACTCTCACTCACATAATACATAGTCAGTCAGTTCTTCTCAGATTCCTAAACATCCTAGTTGTTCCATTATTTACTATATTTTCTAATAAAATCTGAATTATCCACTATCTTCTCATCAAAATACTTTCTACTGTAAAATTCTGATTTCTTCCCTATGTTGTAATTTGATACTGGTCTAAGGTATCCCATTACTCTTGTGTAAATCTCGCAAGGTGTTCTTTTGGTTTTGTCTGTTGTCATTTCTTTAGTTAATTAAAGTTTTAAAAATTCCATATTGATTCTACTTTCTCCTTTCTCGTTCTTGTCTATCTCTATTACCCATCAGCCTATTACATTTCCTAGATTAAATCTCTTAGCTAGTAAATTCTGTTTCAGAAAACTTCATGGCATAAACCCATGTATTCATCTATGAAAGTCATACAAAGCAGTATGGTAATGTCATAGAGCGAATATATCAGGTTGATTCTCCACAGGTAGTCAGTCTAAATACTTTTTCATCTTATAGTCTTTTGCATAAGAGAGAGATCATCATCCATGATGCAGATTTATTATTATTCCATTCAACTTCAGCCTTGCATCATAGAATCCTAAGTTGATTAAATCTTCTCTTACAGTCTCTATCGCCTTGCAGATGTTTACTCAGTTCCCTTTTAGATATGCTTCATCATGATTTCAGCCTATAAAGTAGGTAGGTAGTCAGACATTAGGATAGTTATCTCTAAGGTCTGCAAGCTGTTCTTCAAATCAGACTCTATCTTGTTCAAATTGTTGTCAGTTATATACTCATGTTCAGTCCACTATATCTCCAGCATGGACAAAGCATTCTACTCACTTATCCTTAGCTTTCTCATAAAATTCTCATAGTTCTTCTCTAGCACATTGTTTAGCTCCGAAGTGAGTGTCAGATACAAGTCAGAATTTCAGATGTCATGGCTCTCATAATACCTGATCTATCTCTCTTTTGGAGTTCTGAGCTATATAGTTCAGCATTTCTTTAATATCTCATGGAGAGTAATGCTGAAGCAGATCTAATTTCTTTTTTTGCTCCTTACTGAGCTTGTTGTTAGCAGCTTCTTGCTTTTGTTTTAGTCGCATTTGTTCTTCTTTTCAGGATAAAAGGTCTGCAGCTTGTTTCTGAGTTGTTTCCCTTATCTTCCTATATTTACTTACTGTCTTCCTATCTAATCACAGCTCTCTAGCAATTTCATTATTGCTAAAATCTTTGCTGTAGCTCTCAATTCTGTTTATAGTCTCCCTATTTAGTTTCTCCATGATCACACAAACTCATAAAAAGCTAAATAAGTTCTTCTGTTTTGTCTATGGAAAGAATGTATCTTCCAATTTTAGCACACTTTCTACCTCACTTTTAATAAATCAGTCATGAGTTTTTTTCTCGTAGTAGTTATTCATGTATCTATCCAAAGCATCCATCAAATCAGCCTTAAAATTCTCTGTAAATATCTTCTCGTTCAGTAGTAATACTCTGCATATCTGCTCTACAGGAGTATCATTTCCAAAGAATGAATGTAATCTTGAATGTTCTTCCTTATCCATTTTTAGCAGATTTTCTTTTGTTGTTAGTCAGCATTTGGATCTTGGAATCAGATGGTGCATGTTGTATTCCTTTTCCATTGTTTTTCTTATAAGCTAAAATGATTTTGTCCATCTTTTTCTTCCTTACTATCTTTTCTACCTTGTATATTATGTAATCTATATAATCTATCATACACTGCTGGTAAATAAAAAGCTGATTAAAATCGCTACAAGTATAATTCCTGCAATTCTAATCAGATTTCTTTTCATCTTTGTGTTTTACAAGAGCTAAAGCTGAAACTGCATCATCTCTATTATAGAAATTCTTAGCATAAGCTCTATTTAGTCATCGGTTTTCATGTCAGTACAAGAATCGCACTGATATTCTTCAGTTTTCTTCCTTTTTTTTGTAAATGTTGTATCAGAGTGTACTTCTGATTATTTTGTATTCTCGCATTTGTTTATCCCTTAGGAGATAAATCCTTTAGTTTCTCCATAATCCATTTTTTCTTAAATTTCATACATGGAATAACTGCTCTATGTCCATCTTTCATTTATTGTATTTCTTTATTCTGAGCCTTGCTCCATCTATTCATATTCATGCAAGCCTTGATATATCTCATACTTTATATTCAATTCCATCTACTATTGCCTTACTTATATTTCTACGATTATTTGACTGTTCTAATCTTGTAGCTCGCTTACAGTTTTCTTTACAATAATTTCAGTTATTATCTATTCTATCTATTGATGTATCCTTTCTTCAATATTGTTGTATGTGTTTTAGATAACTATCATACATATCATCTCTAAACTGTTCAAATGTTGTCCATAAGCACTTTATTCATCTTGCTCAATAGTTTTGATAGCTGCTATTGTTAGGATTATTACATCTAGCTTTTAATGTACAATATAGGCTATAAAATACATGAGCCTCTGGATTTCGCTTTTTTCATCCAAATCAATGGATAATTGCTCAATGGTTGTTTTTTCTTTTGTCCATAGTTATTATAGTTAGAGTATAAAACTTTTTTATGGGAGGAGATAATGCTCTAACCACTATCTCCAATTACGGTAGCTAACCGACCATTTTATCTTTCTTTTAATTTTTCTATTACCCAACGAAGATTCGTTTGAATCTCAGTCAGCCTACTATCTAAGTCTAAATCTTCTATCTTGTCTATTCTATTTTCTAATTCTTTTAGTTTAGAGTTGAGATTAGCCCAAGTCATACCTAGCCCAAAAACAAATATAGCAAAGTTTATAATAGTAGCAGGATTAGATAAATATTCATATAGTCAGTCCATTAGATTTTAAAGTTATCATCTAAATCTCACTCTACTAGAGTGTCAGGTTTTCATGCTGTAGATTTACCATAGAAATAACCTACGATTACTAGCAATACATCATTAAATAGTGGAGTATCTCATCATTTCAGAGTTAAATATACAGTCTGAAAAGCTAGTACCAATGATAAAATTAGGAATACTACCTGAGATATGTTCATTTTTGCTAGAAAGTTTTTCATCACTTAGAAAAATGGAGGTAAAATTTCATTACCCCCATTATAGTCAGTTTTTTTATTTTGGAGAATTTTATTATCCTATTTGTACAAATGATATAGTATATGTAGCCATTGCATTATAGCTTGTATCTGAATGTGCCACAGCAAACAATAATTGCTCTCACTTTCATAAAGCTGTAGCCATTGTCCATCTAACATTTCATGGATCTCATGTACTTCTCCTTGAGAATAAATCTAGCTGCCTTGTAGTTTTTCAGTCAGTATTATACATAAATGCATACTCTTTATATGAATCGGATGTAGAATGCCCACTAGCATACCATAATTGACAAGATATATTCAAAAAATAAACTCAAGTCGCTAAACATTCTATAAATCAGCTATCATTTACTTTAAATGCATTAGATGTAAGTTTATTATTGTAGTTTATCATGTCTGCAAAAGTTGCAGCAAATGTCTCAGTTGTGAAATAGTTTCAATTACCGTCCTTGTGTGTTGTTATAATTGAAGAATATGGAGTAAAAACACTTGCTTCAGGTGTTCACTTAAAAAATACAGACATTCATTGTGGTGTTAATGTGGTTCAGTCTGATGTTCAACTTACAAGTCAGTCTCATAATCAAGAAAATGTAGAAATCTTTGGTTGTGTATCTTTATTAGTTCATCTCCAGTCCCATTTATCACTCTGTAATCATGGTCTTAGCTTGAATTTATTACTATCTCTTGGTCGTGCTACATCTTCAAAAAGAGCTTCATCAGGATTATTCAGATCGCTTGCATATTGTTTTCCTGCATATACTATCATCTTTCTCTCTGATTAGCAACTAAATCTACACTAAATAATTCAGGAGTATAATTAGCTGTTCATTTACCTTTTACCATGATCTGTAAACTATGAGATTTTGGTAATTCTAGCTTGTTGTTAAGATTAGTGAATCTGAAATCTCATTCCTTGTATGTATCGGTTGTAATCTGTCAGATTTTTCTGAAATGGTTGTATTCTGAATAAGTTATCAGCTCAGTTCATTCTGTATCTGTTATTTTCATATCGTTAGTGGTCTGAACTGGCAAATCTCACTCTAATCTGAATGTATATTGATTTCCATTTGTCTCTATATACTTTAATACATAATTTCATGTAGCTCCTTTCATTTTATAGCTTGCACTTGTAGAGAATGTATAAGAATCTGAGCTTGTAAATGTTCGGAAGTGATAATGGTTAGCCATTCCCCAAAATTCTAGACTTGTATTAGCACTTGGTAATATATAAGAGACAAATAAGTCTGACTCTTCTTTCTCTAGTAAATGATTTCAGATAACTATTGGATATTCTGCTACCCATTCTGTGTTATAGTTCCTAATTGGTTTGTCATCTTGATAAACTGTTGTATAATTTGTTGTTACATCGCTTACTGTTATGCTATAATTTACAATTAGATCATTTCATTTAGCTTTTAAGCCTGTAATTACTGCATTAGATGGTAATTGGTGGATAAATGCTCCACCTTTTCCTCAGTAAGTCTTTCCATACTCAAATATTCTGTTATCTTCAGTAGTAAGAATCAGATTATCTCTATATTCTACTATTTTTCAGTCAAATTTATACTGTTCATCTGTTTTAATCAGATTTTTTGTATCTTTTTCTTCATTTCATCAGTATATAGCCACCATTTCTTGTCAGTTATATACCCATAATTGACTAATTCCCCTATCTTCTCATACTAAATACATCAGATAGTCTATATTAGTAACTCACTTGAATGTGCATCAGTAAGCAATAAATGGAGTTCACATACCACCAGCTAGATCACATGGAATTATATATCAGTTTCAGTTCTTGTTTCATACCATATATATCTGCTCATTCCAACTTATCAGTCAGATTATATCCATTCATGGATCATTATTCCATCACATATACTGCACAAAGTCATACTGTGTCATTTTCACTCAATTTACATCCACCCATGAGCTTTGCCATTCATACAGTGGTTGAAAAGTCGTCCCCTTCATCCAGTAGTAAGTTCCTACTTCTTCTAATGTTCTTGGTCTGAGTGGAAGATATGAATAGTAGTAGTTAGAATCTCATTCAGACTTTGTTGTAAGTGTTCAGTCTGTAAACATCTTCCAGTCAGCCTTTGGTCATCAGTTTATATCTATATATAGTTTTCATCATGTCCATGATGCATCATTTCATGACTGTCTTCTAGTAAATAGGAGGTTTATCATTACATAATATTGGCGATCATCATCGTATGGAAATGCAGGTATATCTGCGAATATTCATCAGTCTGTTAAGTTTCATGTAAATGATACAGTCCTAGATGTAGCTCAACTAAAATATGTTACCATACTATCTGTCTCGTTATCGTAGTAGTATTTAGGAACTGATACTAATTCTATACTTTGTATAGATATAGTTGTCTGTGTTGTGTTAGGTTCATAAGCACTTATTCTTATTGGGAAAGAACCAAAATGTCATGGATTTAATTTTATTCATATAGCTGGTGTAGTTCAGGAAGATGATGTCTTCTTAAAAACATATCATGCTCCATCAGAATCTTGAAATGGAGAATCTTCATCCATAGTAATAGTTGAAGCATATCAAAACTCTTTATTTCCAAAGACATATTTTACTTTACTATAGTTCAGTGCTGCTCTATCTGTATAGACTACAAAAGACTTCCAGTCGTTTCATTCTGTGGCTACACTCATAGCAGATGGAGTCCCCCATTCAGCATTGTTATAAGTTCCCTGAGATCATGTATAACTTACCTTATACACAGGAAAATTAGCAGCAGAATCTATTATCAGAGTATCTCATTCGTACACTTTACCATCAGCTCTTAGCTCTAGTCCTCACTCTGCAGCTATTACACTACTATCTCATGATACAGGAGAGCTAAATGCTGTAGCTTTTACACTCTTAGAACTAGAAAAGATGTCTAAATTTTTAGATTTTAGACATCATGGATTACTTGAATATTTATCTGTTTGCTGTCATGCTGGTAATCAGCTTGAATAGTAGTTTAGATTATCCATTAGTTTTGTACATCAGAATAATAAATACTTTGCACTCTTTGAGTTATATATCTCTTCATCTTCTCTAATTCTTCTTCATACCTTGCTTTTTCTCTATCTGATTTATCAAAATCTTGTTTATGCTCTCGTAGTTCAGCTTTTAGTCCCATCATTACCACTTTATAGAAATCTTTTAAGTCTGAATGTCATGGAAATATTACATCCTCTACATTGATTTCTGCTAAGTTTCATGATATAGTATTTATAGCTTGGATTCCTTGTATCTCTAATCCTCACTCAATAGTCTTATCAGGTGTGAAATTCAAAAATATGTGGTTGTCTTTTAGCTTCCATCCTTTTACTCAGCAGTCTTCCTCCATGTCTGATAGCTCTTGTAATTCGTAAGAGTTATCTTCATCTTCTCGGATTATTACCTTTTTTACCTTAGCAATTCATGGTACATAAACTGTATTTCATTGGCTGTCAGTATAAGAAGTCTGTTCCCTTTCTACTTTATATTCTCTAGCTCATTCTTGTAGATCAGTATTCCAATAAGTCCAAAAATAGTCTTCCTGTGTAGTTACTACCATTCTCCATACTTCCTTATAAATCTCATTGAATTTAGTCAATGCTTTTGTGTAAGGATAGTTTGCTGTAGAAGTATTAGTGTCCTCGTATGCTTCTACAAATAAATCTTGTAATGTCATTAGCTCAATAATAAATAATAAGTTAAAAGTCTGACTATTTATTAAAGAGGAGAGGAACGAGTCCTCTCAGCTCTTATATCCTATTAGTTAGTAGGAGTAGGTGTTTCAGTTGGAGTCTCTGTTGGAGTCTCTGTTGGAGTCTCTGTTGGAGTTGGATTTAATCCACTTACTTCCATCTTTACTAATTGTTCTGCATTTTGGTCAAATACTTTACCTCCATGAGCGATTTGTCCAAGTAAGTTGTAGTACATTCCAGCTTCAGCTTCTACTACTTTAGCCTTGAATAATTGTCTTACATAGTTGTAAGCCTTTGCTCTGAAAGCATATAAGTTACCTCCATCTATTAAGTTAGATTCAAAGATAGAGAATCCTGCGAATTTTCCTAGCCATCCATCTATAGCAGCATCAGCAGCTACTTCAGTTCCAGCTAAGATTCCAGCTTGTGCAATAATAGCAGATACTTCAGGAGATACGATAAGGATTCTGTTTTCCATAGGAACTTCCTTTTTAGAGAGAGCAGTTCTAAGTTTCATGATTTTAGCAGCTACATCGTTTACTACCAATGTAGATTCAGAGATTACATTGCTAGAATGAGCAGTGAAGAAAGCATCAAGCATAGCTATAATTGATTTTTCTACAGCTGTATCCATTCCATTCAAAAGATCATTTAATCTTTCTCCTTTGATAGAGTACAATGTTTGGATTTCTTCCAAGTCAGAGAATTTTTCTCTGTATTGATGCAATTTGTTAATTTCCAAAGTAGAGTATCCAATGTTTCTGTCAGATGCAGAGATGTCTGCAATAGAAGTAGCTCTAATATCTCCATCGTTAGAAGAAGATACATCAGCTAATTCAATTTTTGGAGAGATAGGTACTGTTACAGAGTCTCCAGCTCTTTTTAATTCTCATTCAAATTCGTAGTTAGCGAATCTCATGAAAGGTTTTTTAGGAGTGTCAGATAATTTTCTCCTTAATTCAGCAGCCAATATGGCTCTAATTTTGTCTACATTTGCCATGTTAAAATAAATAATAAGAGTTAAAAGTTTCTAGTTCTTCTTGTGGTGTGTTTAGTCTATTTGCTTCATTTCTCAGCTCTCTATCTTCCTTGCATATTCATCATACAAGGTTGGATTAGTTTCTGCTAAATCAGCTAAGTCATTGAGAGAAATTTCTTTCTTGTCAATGTTTCATACCCTTTCTCTTCATGGATTAGGATTACTTGCACTTACTTCATGATAGTCAGATACTCTGTAAGCCTCTTCCCATGATAAGTCAGGATGTCTTTCTCTGACTGATAAGATTTCTTCAGGAATCTCATCAAATCAGTGTTTGCTTTTGAAAGATACTTTCTCCTCAATAGTTCTCTCTAATTCAGCTTTTTCTTCTTCTGAGCTAGCTCTTTGAGCTAAATCTTTCTGTTTGAAAGCCTCCTTAGCTTGCTTTTTCTTTTTGTCGTACATTTCTTTAGAGACATAGTTTTCTTCTAAGTCTTCTTTAGAGATGTAGTTCTCAGAAAGCTCATCTCTGGAGATAAAATCTTCCTCGTTGAAGTCCCTCTCGCTTCCATCATCATAAATGATTTTTGCCATGTTGTTTAGTTACCATATAAAAGAATGTTGATTAGTGGTCATCCTCCACCGATATATCAGTTTGATTACTGATCCTTGTAAGGAGATAGTTTGGAATCTCTAAGAAGTCATCTATTAGCTCTAATTCTTTGAGATCCATATCTCTTTTGTTGTAGATGGTCTTACTCCTATCCTCACTGTAACCTGATAGAATGCCAGCTTTTAGTTCTTCTTTTCTATCCTGTAGATAGTCATTGATGAGTCTCCAATAGTCTGATGTCATTCAGTCTTTTATTTTTTTCTCATCCCTTTTTTTATTCAGCTGAAGGTATGTCATTTCATGTAGTAGGTCATAAAGGTGTTGGTTGGTTGTTTTGCTGGTTTTGTTGTGAGATATAATTACTTACCAGTTGATTCTGACTCGCTCCCATATCTCATGCCATAGCTTGTCCCATTACTTGCTGATTTTGTTGTCAGCTCACAACTAAAGCCTGTTTTCTTCTCATTATTGCTCTTTGTTTTGCTTTAGTGTCTAATGCTTGCTGATATACCATTATGTATATTTTGTGATTTTCATTCATGTCAGTTATCTCTGCCACATCTTCATTTCTGTTAAGTAATTCTAGATCCAACATTGCTTGCTCATATTCGTGTGGAAATTCGTATATTGTATTTACGAGTTCATCATCCATTCACATTACCTGAGCAAAGTCTCTAGTAAGCACTATCTTTCAGAATGGAGATGCTTGCTCCATTAAAGGTTGATAGCTTGCCATGAAAGCAGATTTATTATTTTCTTCTTGTTCCTTTCTATCTATCTCTGTTATTAGTGTCATGTGTAAGTCTCTCTTAGTGTCCAAATCCTTTCACATGATAGTATATGTTACATTACCTAGTCAGCTGTTAAGTACGATATTCTTCTGAGAGTTCATCTTGAAATTCTTTTGATAGCTTCTATACCAAAGAACATCCCAATATCTTTTTTCTCATCGTAGGAATATCTTGAATATAGTTGAAAGTCTGACATTCTGATTAGCTTGGAGTAATTGACTCTGAGTAGCTGTCATTGTAGTAGCATAGATTCAGATACTCTGCTCATCAAATCAGATTTCTTTTGTAGCTTTCTGATCTATCATGTTCTTTAGGTTGTATCAGTCTCCAGTTCATGATGTCTGAGTCTGAATATTCTCTATTACCTTTCTGTTCTCCAAGTTTCACTTAGCAGGTACATATTTTCTCTTACCTAATTTTCTGTGAGCTAATTCCTTTCAGTCTACTACATCAGAGTTATACACAGTGATTCAGCTAAATGTTTCTTCATGCACTTTATCTATTAAGAGATTCATGACTTTTTCTTCTGAATCCTGATTATCTTTAGCTAAGTCTCATACACATAATCCATAAGGATCTCATTTCTTAGGAAATAGCCAAGAGTGAACTACAGGACATGGAATAGTCGTTGGATCTTTTTTCTCTTCAGCTCTTACAGCTTCTATCTCTTCACATCTGATTAGTAAAGTTCTATCATTTGCCCACTCAGTAAGATACCATCTTCAGTTGAATTTAGTAAAGTGTCTATAAACTGAATAGCATTTGAGAGGAGATTTTACTGTAGGAAAGATTCAGTCAATTCCATATCAGTCTGCCCAAGCCATAAGTTTTGTATCGTAGTCGTTTTTGAGTGTCTCTTTTAGTTTTTTAAGCTCAGAATCTGTGAGCATATATTCAGTATTTTTATATAAGTCTGAGATTTCTTCTTCTGTAAGCTCTAGCTCAAATCCATGAAAGTTAAATCCCTTTACTACATCAAAATTAGGATCAGGAATCCAACATAATGGAGAGTATAATTTCTTTTTAGGAGATTCTGTTGTTTTATCCCATCATTCATCTACAGCTAGATAGATTCAGAAATCTACTTCATCCTCTATTTTCTTATATGAAATTGTATCTTCATCTAGTTCTTCATAGTCAAACTCCAATAAATGATTCCAAGTTTTAGCATATTCAGCATCTCATCTTTTTCTTCATTGGAATTTTACTAGAGGTTTATTCTTGTATAGAGAAGATATAAAAAGATTCCTGTAAGTATACAGGCTTTTACTCTTTACTGTCTCTCATTCCTTAGGTTTCTCTCAGTTTACATTGTAAGCTCTAAGATACTCCTGTAGGATAGGTCTTTTTTTCATAGCAACTTCAGCTCATGCATCATATTCCTGAGCTACTTTTTGCTGGATTTCTTCATAAGTCCATCCTTTGATTTTCTGCACCAGTTTTTGAGTTGTGATATTGTTTACCATCTCTATATGTTATATAAATTAAGATCGTGATTCTAGGATTTGTCATCTCTGACTTGATCAGTCGTAGAGTTCATTCACTACAGCTAGATACCTGAAAGCATCAGCTCCATGACTACTCCAGTCGTGTTCAGGTCATTTGAATGCTTGTCTTTTTTCATCCAATTCCTTGTGATAGTTCTTCAAACATTTTCGCCCTCGTTCTGTTTTCTCTCTATCAAACCAACAATATGGTAAGATAGCTCTTACTGAGTTTATTCAGTCTAATACTGATAGTTTAGGAACAATTTGGATGTCATTGAATCAGTATTCATACATTTTCTCCTCTACTGTTTTTCATGTCTGTAAGCTCCTAGCTTGTGCATCATGTGGAAGCCATATAGTTCAATATCTATAAGGTTTCTCTTTCAGGATAGATACATAGTGAGATAAACCCTCTCAGTTATTCTCATAGTAATCTATTACTCTGATTTCTTTCCCTAGTCTCTGCCAAAACCAAATAGCAGTAGAGTCATTTATTCCTAAATCCCAAACAGTGAAGACATCTAAAGCTGGATCGTATGGAAGAGTTGTTCTTCTACCAGCATTCTCTAATTGAGTAAGTATTTCTGCATAATAGCTTCCATTTATACCTGCATCAAAGCTACAGTAATACTCTTGCTGGAATATTGCATCACTTCCATTCTTCTGAATTATCTCTCTCTTTTCAGATTCTAATACTTCAGGAGCGATAGCTTTTGTATCATCTACTGTCTGAATTGATACCATCCAGTCAGGATTCTCTTTAGCCATATCTAATAGCTCTTTAGCATGATTATCTCATCTAGGAGTGAAATTAAATATTGCCCATCATCCATTCTCTGCTAATATAGGTCTTAGGAAATCCCATACAGCAGGAGACTGCAATGAATACTCAGAGAATACTATTCCGATAGGATTAGTTCAGACAATGGAGTCTACATTATCAGATCATATAATCTGAATAATACTTCAGTTGATTAGCTCCACTTTCATTTCTGTGTCGTTTTTTCTTTTAATGATCTCTTGTGGAATATGATTTATTGTCTTCCACCCATCTTTGTCTATTCCATCTCGTGCAGCTTTTTTTCACTGTGAATAAGTTGGAAAGACATAGTAATAGATTCAGACATCTTCCATAGCTTTTTTTACTATGATATTGAAGCATGCCTTATCCTTTCATGCTCTACGATGTCGTACCATGATTATTCTCTTGATTCAGTTATCTATAGCTTCAAATATAGGTAGCTGATATTCTCTAGGAATAAAATGGTAAGGAATAGTTAGTTCTGTCATTGTTTATAGGATACGATGTTAATGTTTAAATTACCATCCTGTTCTACTCTATCAGTATACATTTTATGGTACTTTCAGAGTTTCTCTAAAGCTGAGTTTACATTCTTCATATCAAATACTTTTTTCTTTTTACCTTTTTCTAGTTCTATATCTTGTCTTCACATTCAGATCTCTACTATCTGATGTAAATTGTCTAGAACATAATCTACTCATACTTCAGCTTTCTCTACTTTCTTTTCTACTTTGCTTGCAAGATAGTCTTGTACATTATCATTTGTTAACAGCCTTGAAGCTGCACTTCTACAGCTTTCATCAGTTCATCAGTAGACTTTCTTGTAAGCTCTTGTACCATTAAAATCCTTCAGATACTCTACACAGAACAACTTTTGTTTTTCGTTTAGTTCTTCTTTCATGATGTTGTTGTCTCTATATAAACAGCGAGCATTATAATCACTTTTTCAAAAGTGGAGAAAAAAAGTCTGAATTAAAAGAAAAGGAGAGAATAATCTCTCCGATTCCATAGACTAAACAATGAAGAAGAACTACACTACTTATCGTAGCGGTCGTATTATAATCAGATTTTAGATTTTGGAGAATTTTTTATAACATTCATGATTCTCTAATTTTGTTCTGTGCTTTTGCTAGTATTCTATACATGGTGCAATGATCTACTCAGTATAAGATAGCTAATTGTCTTCAGCTCATAGACTGTCATGTATATTCATACTTAAAGAAAAGGTCTAAAATCAGATCATTAAGTTCTTGTCTCTCATCAGGTCTAAAATATCTTTCCAAATGGATTATATTTTCTATATCGTAGCAGATGATAGTACCAAAAAGAGACTCTTTTTCATATAGTCTTCATCTTCTGAAGAACTGCCTCCTTTCGTTAGTGAGCATTGGATTTTACTTTATTTTATAAATTCAGTTTCAGTTCTCATCTTCTCCTACAAATTCTACTAGGTTGTTTTCATCTATTTCTTTTTCTTCTAATTCTTCATAAATCTTTAGTAGTTTTTCTATCATTGCTAATATTCTCTCTTTAGTCATTTTTTATTTTCTGTCGTTAAAAAGTAAAAAATTTATAAAAGTCTGTCTACTACCATTTTCATTTCCTTATCATTCATTATCAGCTTGTTTTCATTCAGTTTCATTGTTCTGATTACTCTCTGTAGCTCTTGATCCCAATAAGTCTTCAAAGGACATGGAGTCTGAAATTTCTTATAGGATTCCATCAGTCTCTGAAAGTGTACAAAGTCATGCCATTCGTTGTTTTTTCATGACTTATGATACAAAGGATACATAGCTCCATAAATAAATGTTCTCCATGTATAGTCATTATCTTCCCCTCTATGCCATGTGGATACAGTTCATTCAGTCTGCCTTTTTCTTTTGTCTCGGATATAGATAGCATCAGCACAGTAAGAGAATTTATCTACATACGAGTAAAGACTTCCTGTATAAGCTATATCTTCATAGACAAAGGACTTACCTATGAAATCTCTTGAAAATTCTGTCTTCCTTGCAATTTCTGTCTTAACAATTTTGTTATTTACTCCTACAAAATAGATATTGTCAGGAGTTCATTTCTTCTGCATCATCTCGTTGAAAGTATAGCATGCATCTTTTTTCAGCTTGAATGTTCGCTCTCTTTTTCATGGAATCTCATGGATCATTGTCTGAGCAATAGCAATATCTGTACCATTCTCCATACATGCTCTATATAGTCTCTCATACATTAGTGGATGGATTATGTCATCACTATCACAGAATGCCATATACTCTCAGTCAGCATTAGCTAGTCAGTTATTCCTTGCCATGCAGAGTTTCAGATTTTCTTGGTTTATTACCTTTACACATCAGTAGTTTTTCTCGTATCGTTTAGCAATTTCTAAAGCATTGTCAGGAGATCCATCATTGACTAGAATAAGCTGAATATCATCTAAGCTACTACTTAGGATAGAGTCTATAGTTCTAGACATAAAGGTCTCTGACTTGTAGCATGGAACTACTACAGATAGTTTATATAAGTCTTTTCTCTGTCTGTTGTCTTCTCTAGGTATTTTTCTATGAGATATAGCCAACTGGACTAATCTGTCTTCTCCAAGCCTATCAAAACACTTTACCACCATATCCTTAGGAGTGAATGGAAGCTCTATCACAGGATCTTTTGACTCTAGGATCAGATGTCATTTGTCATACACTCTATACAAGTCATATACTCCATTAGTTCTACATGCTAGAGTTAGTCAGTGGTATCATTTGAATAGTGTATAGTCAAAATTTTCTTGATCTTCTGCGATTATTATTTCTTTGTCTGTAAATTGTTTATACTCTAGGTAGTCTGTGTCTGTATCATCTGTAGCAACCCATACAAAGTTGTGAGTCATAGCCATTTGAGTCATCTTATCTGAATATAGATATAAATCTGTCTAATAGTCATGGTTTACTTGATTTTTCAGGTATGGATATGATAGGAATATTGGCTTGCCTTAGTGTTTCTATTCTCCTTAGTCTAGCTTGAATCGGAGCTTTTTCTGTATGATCTCTTACTTGATACTCTACTCTTGGAGTATATATAGCATCATGAAGATTCATTTTCTTTAATCTCTGAGTGAAAGAGATATAAGCTGTTGGAGTATTACCTAGCTGTTGCTGTCTATCACAGTGAATCTTGTAGTAATACTTTAGGTCTCAATATTGGTAATTAGTCATGGATATGATGTTTACAAACTAAAGAAGCCACTTGCTTTGATAAGATGTTGATAGTTTCTGAATTATCTTGTAATCTTCTATTCAGCTGTTCTATCAGGTCTCTGAGTTCTTCTATTTCTTTGTCTTTGATTTTTATTTCTGTTATTTTTTTGTTTAGCTGGAGCTGTACGAATCTCTCAGAATCAGTAATTTGTCCCATGTTTTTGTTTTAGAAAATAAAATTACTGACTTTTTTTAGTCAGTAAGTCTTCCTGCTCTTGCAGGTATTTTTCTACTTTATCATAATCTCAGTCCCATACCCCTTTAGATTTTCTCCTGAGATTATCATAAAATTCTTCTCACATTAGTTCCTTAAATCGCTCAGCAAACTCCAATGGTGTTTTATGTGCTGAAAACTTGCTAGAAAATGTATGATGAGCTACACATAGACAGATTCCATTATCTAGATCGTATCTTGTACTCCAATTTGTTCTCGTAAACAAATGATGTGAATTTAGATTCTTAGTAGCAGAGCAGTAAGCACATTTGTTGCCCCATTTTAGCTTTACTAATAAGCTCCATTTGTTATCACATTTTTTTGCTAATGTTGATTTTCTAGTTTTAGTTTTTGTCATTAAGGAAAAGTCCCTACATATAAATGTAGGCTCTACCATATTATCTCCACTTGCATATAATTATACTCACGATTTTTAACTTTACAAGACTTTTTTTAGTTTTTACCTTGTTTTTAACTATTGGTTATCACGACTTTTAGTTTTTACCTTGTATTTGATTATTGACTTTTGTATAAATAATTATGTGTGTGGAGTAAAATCGGTAGAGTTATACAGATTTTACTTTTTTTGTTTATAGGAAAATGTTAGAAAATTATGTAAATTATATAACTTATGTAAGGCAATATTCGGAAGAGACTATTAAAAACTATAAAAAAGCTACTAAAAAATTTGATATGTACCTAACCTCTATAGGTAAAGATATAAACGATCCTGAAAGTATAAAATTATGTGATATGTATAATTTTATGGAAGATCTATCTAAAAGCTGACTATCTGCAAGGACATGTGCTGGACATGTGCGAGGAGTAGTCAATTATCTGAAATATTGTAAGAATATATTGGAGCTGAATATACTAGATATTAAGAAAATACATACTCCAAAAATTCCTGAAAGAAAACTCTGATATTTTTCAGAAGAAGATAAAAAAGCTATACTAAAGATAGTCAATAAATGATTCTGAGTAAAAGAGGAGACTAGGATCAGGAATAAGCTACTTGTTTATTTATTCCTACATACATGACTTAGATGCCATGAATTAGCTAAGATTAAATTGACTGATATAGCAGGAGATTCTCTCCAAGTAGTAGGTAAAGGTGGAATTAGGAGATTTGTATATCTTAGAAAGGAGCTATTAGATATGATCTATCTCTATTTAGGTAAAAGAAAAAGAGATTCAAACTATTTATTCCATAGCTGATTCAAAGATGGTACACATATTCAGACTCATAGAATCAGAAGTGTAATAAGTAAGATAGGTAAATTAGCAGGTGTACATACCTATCCACATAAATTCAGACATACATTTGCAGTTGATCTATTACATGTACCTTGAAGTAATATCTACTCAGTATCTAGGCTTTTATGACATAAACATATAAATACAACACAGATTTATTTAGGAGCAGACAACACAGAATTAAAAAAAGTACAATTCTGACTAAAATTTAATTAAGATTAGAGCAATTCAGAACTATATTTTTGATATTGATAAAAAAAAGTGTAAAAAGATTTGCATTTTTTATAATTTTTTTTATAATTATTTCAGTCAAATGGTTAGCACAGAATAGCTACCCAGTTATCAACAAGCAAGTCTCAGTCACAAAAAAAATTCGGCAAGAAATACAAGCTGGACTTTCAGACTGATACAGTACCTAAAGATAGGACACTTGCTTTAGCTACCCATTGGCTCTTTGTTCCTTATAGAGTTCTCCACACTAAAAGGCTCTACCACACAAATAAGGAATAATGCAAATGGGTTATCACAGCACTTATTCATATAGTGCTGTAGGAACGATAACCCCCTACAGTACAATATGAATAGGTGTTTTTTATTAGACCTCTAGTATGAGAAATAAAAAAGCTATTCATAAAGGCTGACTAATCTTTTATTTCATTACCCCACTAGAGACATGATTACACTACGATCTAAAGGGAATGGGAAAAACTACTATGGATTTGATTCTGAATGAATCCACGAAATAGTAAAGATAAAGGGGGCATTCTACAGGACAGCTTGGAAACATTGAGCTTTAATTCCTGTATGAGATGCCATACCAAAATCCCATTTAATTCTACCAAGTTAAAAGCATGAAAAGAATTTGTATCGCAGATGACATTATTGAGTATGCCAATTCTGAAAAAGATACAGATAAGAGATTAAAAATTCTTTGAGCTGTTGTAGAGTATGCTCTTACCAAAAGAATTGCTATTGAGGAACTATCACACTTACTAGATCCTAATAAAAGAAGAGCTGAAAAAATGACATGAAATAAAAACAGATGTGGCACAACTGAAAAAACAGACATGCCACAACTGAATACAGTCATGCCACAACTGAAAAACAGTTCTGCCACCACTGAAAAAAACAGACATGCCACAACTGAAAATGCTAGTAGAGAATTAAAGAAAGTTGAGAATGTAGATGAGTCGTTGAGTATATATATTAGTAATAATAATATATTATATAATATTATATCTAAGTATATAAGTAATAATATATCTACACCATCTATAAACTATCAAATATCAAAACAGTGAGAAGAAAAATATCTCCTATCTCAAATTAAAGAAGCTGAGAAAATTGTAAATAAAATCTGATTAGAAACTTTTGAGACTATTCTGAATTACATAGCACAAGATGAGTTTTGGAGTAAAAATATTCTCTCTATTAGCAAGCTCAATAGAAAAAACAAAGAATGATTACCTTATTATGTGGTAATCATGGACAAAATCAAACAATACAGACCTAAAGTCGTTTCAATTCCTACGATCTAAACAATGCTAGAAATCAAACCTTATGAAGAAGTAAGCTACATCTACACATTTGATGATAAGGCTTATCCAACTCCTATAGCAGTATGAGATTTAGAGAAGCTGCTAAATGGAAATCTCAAATTTATAAACCTTTGAACTGATCTTATTGCTGTAAGTTCTATCAAAAGAGTAGAAAGCAGAAAGGTAGACTCTATAGAGAATGCTCTACTCCAAATCAAAGATACAGATATTAGAGAACTTGCTACAGCAGAGATAAACAAAAGGAGAAAAAATTGAGATAGAGTGAACTTGGAAATATTGAATAATATTTTACATCGCTTAACAGACTAAACATGGAAATCAAAAAATTTAATGGAGAGACATACATAAAATGCTACTGACCAAACTCTATCAGATATGAAGATATTGATGGAGATAACGAGAAAGCATACCGATGTATCTATGTGAACAACGAACGAGTAGATACAGCTCCACTATGTGCAACTGAAGAAGAAGCTAGAATGAGACTTAATGAACTTTGTGAAGAAATGTGAACAGAAGAAGAGCAGCGAATATGGAAACCTTTACATAATCTAAATGATAAATCAAAATGGAGACACACGAACACAATAGAATACTTAGAGAAATAGAAGCAAGAAGAATAGCATGGCTAAGATATAAATTAGCACAGAATCCTGAAAATAAACTACTTAAAATTCATTTATCTAATTATGAAAAGAAACAATGTGAGAACTAGAAAAGAAAGCAATAGACATAAAAGGTAAGAAATATGTCTTAGTATCCGATAGAGTTCTATACTTCAATGAGACATATCCTAATGGATCTATCTCTACTGAAAGAGAAACTATCTGAGATATGGAAATAATCAAAGCTACAGTCTGTCCTGACTGCAGCAAACCTGAAAGAGTATTTACATGATACAGCCAAGCTAAACGAGGAGATGGATTTATAAATAAAACATCAGCCTTAGAGAATGCTGAGACATCAGCAGTAGGAAGAGCTTTAGCTTTCATGTGAATATGAGTTATTGATTCTATCGCTAGTGTAGATGAGATAAACAAAGCAGAGAATACAGCTAAATTACAACCAAAGAAAACTTATGAAAGCCGATTCCAAAAAGCAGTTACTAATACTGAATTTATGAGAAATTGCTTAGATCAAAACGATTTCATAGAGAAGATTAAATCTAAATACGAACTAGATGATATGCAAGAATCACAACTAAGAACAGCATATCAAAAAGCAACAGCAGAAGAAGATTCAGATTTACCTTTCACTGACTAATCAATGGAGAACATACTAGAA